CTGGGAAATCCTGTTATTAGTGGTAGTCACATTAATAATCTGCAAATTAAGTTGGTCAATGGAGCAACCATTAGCCTTAAAGGCGCAGATAGACCTGAAACAATGCGTGGGGTGTCGTTAAAGTTTCTTGTTCTAGACGAATATGCAGACATGAAACCTGACGTATTTGAACAAATCCTTAGACCTGCGTTGGCTGACCAAAAAGGTTGTGCAATGTTTATTGGGACACCAATGGGTCGCAACCACTTTTATGAATTGTATAAATATGCGGAGCTAGATGATGATCCGACTTACAAAGCTTGGCACTTTACTTCTTACGATAACCCTATTCTTGATCCAGATGAAATCGATATTGCTAAAAGGTCTATGTCTTCTTATGCGTTCCGTCAAGAGTTTATGGCGTCGTTTGAAGCTCGTGGGTCAGAAATGTTTAAAGAAGACTGGATCAGTTTTGGAGAAGATCCAGAAGAAGGTGACTACTATATTGCAATCGACTTGGCTGGTTTTGAAGAAGTAGGTAAGAAACGAACAAAAAATACCAAGCTTGACGAAACTGCTATATCTGTAGTTAAAGTAGGAGACAACGGGGACTGGTTCGTAGAGAACATTATATATGGGCGTTGGACATTAGATGAGACAGCTATCAAGATCTTCCAAGCTGTGCGTGATTACAGCCCTATTTCTGTTGGCATCGAAAGGGGAATTGCAAAACAGGCAGTTATGTCTCCCTTGCTTAACTTACAAAAAAAGTACGCACAGTTTTTTAGAATTGAAGAACTAACGCACGGTAACAAAAAGAAAACAGACAGGGTAATGTGGGCGTTACAAGGCAGGTTTGAAAACAACACCGTTACCTTAAACAAAGGCGAATGGAACAGTAGATTTCTTGACCAACTGTTTCAGTTTCCTGATCCATTGACGCATGACGATTTAGTTGACTCACTTGCGTACATAGAGCAATTAGCTAATGTTCCTTATGGTATAGGGGACATAGAGTTCGATGAGCCTGAAATTTTAGATATTGTAGCAGGATACTGATATGACTGAACTATATGAACAAGATCCATTGATGATCCAAGAGTCTCTAGAGGATTGGGTTATAAACAAGTGTGAAGATTGGAGGGATAACTACGAAAGCAATTATGAACAGAAATTTGAAGAATATTATAGATTATGGCGTGGTCAATGGGATCCTGCTGACAGTGAGCGTGGGTCTGAGCGTTCCCGTATTATTTCTCCTGCACTTCAACAGGCAGTTGAGTCTAATGTTGCTGAACTAGAAGAGGCTACGTTTGGACGTGGAAAGTGGTTTGATGTTAGTGACAACTTCGGTGATACGGACAAGCAAGACGTACAGTTCCTACGTAACAAGCTTACGGAAGACTTTGAAAACTGCATGGTACGTAAGGCCGTTGCAGAGTGCTTGATTAACTCAGCAGTGTTTGGTACAGGTATTGGTGAGATTGTCATTGAAGAAATGAAAGAAATGGTTCCTGCAACTCAACCTGTTATGGGAGGTGATCTTCAAGCCGTTGGTGTAAACATTACTGAGCGTGTTGTTGTAAAGCTCAAGCCTGTACTGCCTCAGAACTTCTTAATTGACCCTGTAGCAACATCTATTGAAGACGCTATGGGTGTCGCTATTGATGAGTTTGTCAGTAAACACCATGTAGAACTACTACAAGAACAAGGTGTGTATAAAGATGTTTACGTAGGATCTGCTGCACCTGATACAGACCTAGAGCCTGACCAAGATCTTACTGTTTACAGTGACGACAAGGTACGTCTCACTAAGTACTATGGTTTAGTGCCACGAGAGCTTCTAGATTCCGCTATGAGCGACGATACAGAAGAACTGGTAGAAGAGGAAGGGCCTGATTCAAAGTACGTAGAGGCCGTTGTAGTGATCGCTAACGGTGGTATACTGTTAAAGGCAGAAGCCAACCCTTACATGATGGAAGATCGTCCTGTTGTTGCATTTCCGTGGGATGTAGTACCCGGACGCTTCTGGGGTCGTGGTGTATGCGAAAAAGGTTATAACAGTCAAAAAGCTCTTGACACTGAGTTACGTGCAAGGATTGATGCACTAAGCCTTACTATCCACCCCATGATGGCTATGGACGCTACACGGCTACCAAGAGGTTCTAAGCCAGAAGTACGTCCCGGTAAAATAATTTTAACCAGTGGAGACCCTCGTGAAGTACTTCAGCCTTTCAACTTTGGTCAAGTTAATCAAATCACTTTTGCTCAGGCCGGAGCCTTGCAGCAGATGGTACAACAAGCAACAGGAGCCGTTGACTCAGCAGGAATTGCAGGTCAAGTTAACGGCGAGAGTACTGCCGCTGGCATTAGTATGTCTCTTGGCGCTATTATTAAACGTCATAAGCGGACCCTGATTAACTTCCAACAATCTTTCTTGATTCCTTTTGTTAAGAAAGCAGCGTATCGTTACATGCAGTTTGATCCAGAAAACTATCCTGTAGCTGATTACAAGTTTAATGCTAGTAGTACTCTTGGTATTATTGCAAGAGAATACGAAGTAACTCAGCTTGTACAGTTGCTACAAACTATGGGTAAAGAATCACCCCTGTACAACACATTGATACAGTCTGTTGTTGACAACATGAACCTGTCTAACCGTGAAGAACTAGTAGCAGCACTTGCTCAAGCTTCACAACCTAACCCTCAAGCACAGCAAATGCAACAACAAGTACAACAACTACAGATGCAGTTCCAACAGTCACAGACTCAAGCACTGTCTGCTCAGGCTCAAGAGTCACAAGCACGAGCTGCTAAGTTAGCTGCTGAAGCTGCTGTTGTACCACAAGAACTAGAAATAGATAAGATCAATGCTATCACTCGAAACCTTCGTGAAGGTGATGCTGAAGATAAAGAGTTTGAACGCCGTATGAAAGTGGCTGATACTCTCCTCAAAGAAAAGCAAATAGAAGGTAAGACTAATGTTAATAACGCAAAAAGAAATGCAGTCCCTGCTAGACCAAGTCAACGACCACTTCAAGGGAACGTTCCAGCGCCTCAAAGTCCTAGAGGACCAGCTGAACCAACTGGAAACCAAGGTGGAGGAATTGTCTAATGCCAGCAAAGAAAGACCCAAGACTAGCACGAGCAGGAGTAAGCGGGTTCAACAAACCAAAGCGGACGCCTAACCACCCCAAGAAGTCTCACGTAGTTGTTGCTAAGGAAGGCGACAAAGTTAAGACTATTCGATACGGACAGCAAGGTGTTAGCGGTGCAGGTAAAAACCCTACTACTGCTAAAGAAAAAGCAAGACGTAAGTCGTTCAAGGCAAGACATGCTAAGAACATTTCAAAAGGAAAGATGTCAGCCGCTTATTGGGCTAATAAATCTAAATGGTGAGGAGAGTAATATGCCACAAGGAAAAGGAACATACGGAAGTAAAGTAGGCCGTCCCCCTAAAAAGAAAGCGGCAACTAAAGCAAAAAAGCCCGTAAAGCGAATTACTCAAGAAGAAGTAGAAGCTCGTATTAGGGATGCAAACAAAAGAGAAAAAAACATGACACCTAGTCCTGCTATGCAAAAAAAGATGGCAGAACAAATGCGTAACAAAAAGATGGATGCTAAGATGAAAGCGGCTGTTAAGAGGGTTAAAAGTGGCAAAGGCAAAAAGTAGTCCTAAACCTAAAACAAAGCACTCTATGCACGAGTAAAAGCAGAAGCTAAACGCAAGTATAAGGTTTGGCCTAGTGCTTATGCTTCCGGCTGGTTAACTAAAGAGTACAAAAAAAGCTTGACAAATGCATAAAAGTGTGGTATAATATAACTATATAATATAATAACAGAGGAAGACATGACTCCCGAGCTTGAAACTTATTTTAATAATTACAACGAACTCTTCAACCATGAAGGTTTCAAACAACTCGTACAAGAGCTTTCCACTAACGCACAACAACTAGCAGACATACAAACAGTTAAAGATCTGGAAGATTTACATTTTCGTAAAGGTCAAGTGGCTGCTTTTGCTACTGTTATTAACCTACAAGGAACTATCGAGGCTGCTCGCGATCAAGCAGAAGCTGAAGATGAAGACCCTATAGATGTTTAAAGTATATGACTTCCGTTGTACTAACGGACATGTCTTTGAAGAATTTGTAACGTCAGATGTCACAACCAGTAGGTGCGGTTGCGGTGCTAACGCTACAAGAATGGTATCTGCCCCGTCTTTCCACCTTAATGGCTCCGATGGTTCATTCCCCGGAGCACACATTAAATGGACCAGGGAACACGAAAAAGCAGGTAGTAAATAGTAACTCCATAATGATTATAATCACGGAGATTAGTAATGTCAAGAGCAACATTAGTTGACCCGCAACCCGAAGTGGAAAACGCGGACGATATAAACGAAGAAGCAAATGAGACTCAGTACGAAGAAGAAGTAATTGAACAACCTCAAGAGCAGTCTACTGTTCCAGAGAAGTACCAAGGTAAATCGCTGGAAGAAGTCGTACAGATGCACCAAGAAGCTGAAAAGCTTTTAGGCCGTCAGTCCGGTGAGGTAGGAGAACTTCGTAAAGTGGTTGATGATTACATTAGTAGTCAAACACCCACTCAAGCACCTCAACAAACTGTTGAGCCTGAAGAAGATATAGATTACTTCACTGATCCACAAGGTGCTGTTAATCGTGCAATTGAGAACCACCCTAAGATTAAAGAAGCGCAAGAGTACTCAATGCAGTACAAACAACAAACATCACTTGCAACGCTTCAAGCTAAACATCCAGATATGCAGACAATACTAGGAGACCCTAAGTTTGCAGAATGGATTAAAGCATCTAAAATTAGAACTCAGCTATTTGTAGCGGCTGACCAACAGTATGATTCTGATTCTGCTGATGAACTCTTCTCACTCTGGAAAGAAAGGAAGGTAGTAGCTCAGCAAACTGCTAATGTTGAAAAACAGGCACGGAAGCAAACACTAAAGGCAGCTAGTACAGGTAATGCACGGGGCAGCAACCAAGGGACAAGAAAAAAGATATATCGTAGGGCCGACGTTATTAAACTTATGAGAACAGACCCAGACCGTTATACAGCATTAGCCGATGAAATCATGGCAGCTTATGCGGAGGGTCGAGTAAAATAATCTAGGAGATTACAATGGCTACTCAAACTTATCCCGGTACGGTTGGCGGTGGAAGTATCGTCAACAAAACAGCGGCTGCTACTTTTATTCCAGAAATCTGGAGTGACGAAGTAATTGCTGCCTATCAGAAGAACCTAAAGATGGCTCCTCTGGTCAAGAAGCTTCCAATGACAGGCAAGAAGGGTGATGTAATTCACATTCCTAAGCCTATCCGTGGTGCTGCTTCTGCTAAGGTTGCTGACACCGCTGTCAACATCCAAGCAAACGTAGAAGGCGAATTGCAGATTACTGTTGATCGTCACTTCGAGTACTCACGTTTCATCGAAGACATCGTAGAAGTACAGGCGCTTAACAGCCTCCGTCAGTTCTACACTGAAGACGCTGGTTATCAGTTGGCTCTTAAGGTTGACACTGATCTTATGAATGCTGCTACTGGTTTCGGTAACGGTACTCTTGACCTTGCTGCTCCTTCTGGTGCTGACTGGGAAAACAGCAACTCATACTTCTTTGATGCCGCAGCAACAGGCGGTACTCCATTAAGTTTGTTTGATGCTAACGGTGGCGCACATGACGTAGCTGCTGGTGACGTTTTTACTGATGCTGGTTTCCGTCAAGCTATCCAGTTGTTGGATGATGCTGATGTACCAATGGACGGACGTTGCATTGTCGTTCCTCCAGTAGTACGTAACACCATTATGGGTACAGAGCGGTTCTCGTCTTCTGACTTCGTATCAGGACAGACTGTTAACACCGGCCTCATTGGTAACTTGTATGGCGTAGATGTTTACGTTTCATCTAACTGCCCAACACTTGAGACTAATGTACGTGGTTGTATCATAATGCAGAAGGACGCTCTTGTACACGCAGAGCAGATGTCTGTACGTTCACAGACTCAGTACAAGCAAGAGTACCTCTCAACGCTGTACACTGCTGATTGTCTGTATGGTGTTCAGGTATACCGTCCTGAAGCCGGTCTGGTACTTGCTGTCTACGACGCGTAAGTCCACTAGGGGGTCAGCAATGGCCCCTTTCTCTATTCTCTCCTTTTTTCTGCAATAGGAAACTCAGATGTCCAATTATACTAAGACTACAGATTTTGCAGCAAAGGACTCGTTACCTACAGGCGACGCAGGAAAAATTATTCGTGGCGCTGAATTTGGTACAGAGTTTGACAACATTGCAACTGCTATTGCAACTAAAGCTGACACTGCTGGCCCTACACTTACCGGTACAACTACATTCGATACCCTTTCTGACGGAACCATTGCTGTTACCGCGTTTGTTGATGAAGACGATATGTCGTCCGACAGCGCAACCATGCTTCCTACACAACAGTCCGTAAAAGCGTACGTTGACTCTCAAACTACATCACAAGACCTTGACTTTGAAGCCGACACCGGCGGTCCTCTAAGTATTGACTTAGATTCTGAGACCCTAACACTTACTGGTGGTACAGGTGTTGACACGTCTGGTGCAGGTAACGCAGTAACTTTTGCTATCGACAGTACAGTAGCTACTCTTACCGGTACTCAGACACTAACTAATAAAACCCTCACGTCTGCTGACATTGATACGCCAGACATTGACGGCGGTACGATTGATGGAGCCACTATTGGTGGTGCTACTCCTGCCGCAGTGTCTGCTACTACTGTTTCGGCTACAGGTAACATTACAGTAGGTGGCACAGTAGACGGTCGTGATGTTGCTACAGACGGCACAAAGCTAGACGGCATAGAAGCCTCAGCAGACGTAACCGACGCAACCAATGTCACTGCTGCTGGTGCCTTGATGGACTCTGAGTTAACCAGTATTGCTTCAGTCAAAGCTCTGAACCAAGGCGTAGCTACTACAGACTCACCTACCTTTGCAGGTCTTACGACTACAGCAGACGTGTCATTCGGTGACAACGACAAGG